GGTCCGGCGCGCTCCGGCGGCGGGGGTGGTGGTGGCCGCAGCTTCGGCGGCGGTGATCGCGGTGGTTTCGGTGGTGGTGACCGCGGTGATCGCGGCGGTGATCGGGATCGCGGTGGCGATCGCGGCGACCGCGGCGGCGGCATGGATGACGACAAGCGCCCCCATCTCGGGGGGCCTCCGTTCTAGGAGCTATATCATGCGTTATTTCCATCACGTCGTTTCTCACCGCAATTCTTTTGTGGTGGATGGTCTCTCGGCTTTTCCGGGTGAAATCACTTCACGAATCGTGAATGATATCATGTGGGCTGGCTCGAGGGAACATCTGACTCAACGTGTTTACGAGAGGGATTTCGATGCCGTTTGGCGTCTTGTCTATGACGGAGACGTCAAGGCCGGCAATCGTTTCACCCCCGCGGAGTTGCGCATGCTCATCGCGTTCCGCCATTGGCTCCAACGTCTGGAAACAGACGAAGGGGCTGCTAGCGGTTCCTCTTTCGTTATGGGTAACCTTAACGACGGGGCTTTCCTCCTTTTTATCGGAGGAGGGGAGTGCGATGAGGACCAAGCCATGAGTTCTAATAGTCTTTCGCAAGAAAACTGGAACGAATGGCTGGAGCTCCAAGGCGGCGGCCCCCTTTAACAGGGGGTTCCTTCTAAAACCTCGCTCTCGCGAGGAGTCGAGCTGCTCGTAAGGGTAGCTTCGATGTCCACAACTAGTCAACGAAGAGGTACCATGCTAACGAGGAGTCGATCAAAGGGGACCAAGGACTCATCCGCGGTCAGTACGCAGCAATCCATGTGGGGCAGTTGCTCTCAAAGCAGCTGGACCACCACCGGAACGCAGCCGCTGTTCGCGACGGGCGATTGGTCGACCATGACCGACGTCCTCACTCCGAACTTCCATAAGCGCGTGAAACGCGGAGAGATTCTTATGAATCCCTACAAGTCAACGCGCCACAGGGCAAGCAGGAGTAGCGGGAACGGTCCCGAACGGCACCAAACTGTAAACCCACTTAACTGTTCAGGTACGCTCCGTTACGGAGCATCTCGAGACTTGGGAAACCAAGTTGAGAACCTGTACTCAGTTGCGGTGGGCCAAGGTTTGACCGTCGGCCGCCTTCCCACGATACCCGACGTCATATCGATGTCGGACATTTCGGATGGACTTACGGAGTGCTCTACCAAAGTGCAGAACGCAAGGGGCCGTTCAGACGGCAACCTATGGGAAACACTGGCGGAGTCTGATAAGGCTCTGGGTTCCCTCACGGGAATCTTTAAGAGCGCCTCCCGTGCGTGGCGTTCGCGTAACCTTTCAGGGTTCACGAAGGATGCCGCGGGCGGTTACCTAGGATATCGCTATGGGGTCAAGCCCCTTGTCAGCGACGTCCAGATGGTAATCGACGGACTAGAGAAGAAAGTCGGTCGCATGCGGAAAACTACCCGTGCGAAGCTCATTCTGGATAGCGATATCCAGAGTCGAGTCGTGCGTTACGCGGGTGCCTTCTCGGTCGATATACTGGAAACAGTATCCGACCGGGTCGAAATTCGCGCAATGTCACTGGATGAGCATATCGTCTCTGAACTCAATAATATTGGGTTCTCCTCCAAAGGGTTGATTACACTTCCCTGGGAGTTGATGAAACGCTCCTTCGTGCTTGACTGGTTCGTCACCATGGGTGACTTCCTCGGCGCGATGACCCCGGCTTTCGGTTGGACGCAACTTGGTTCCTGCTACGTCATTAAACGAGATCAAGGACTTTCAATCGGTTCGCACGGTACCTATCCGGGTGCCGAGTTAGCAATCGATTTGCCTTGTTCTGGAGGGTTCACCTACCTCCGGGACACTCGTGAACGCGTAGTAGGACTTCCGGCGCCTGGCGTCGTGGTGAGATCGGACTTTCGTTTTTCCAATCTCACTCGCGCGCTGGACGCTTTCAGTCTCCTAGCACAACAAGTGCTATCCAAAAAGAGGTAAACTCTATGTCTCTCGTTTTCAACACGAAAACCTACAGCGCCGATGCCTACTCGCAAAATGCGGTGGGCTACATCGGGGCGGCCAAAACTGTCTCCGTCAAGGACGATCTCGTCCTGAAGCGGAGCCAGCCGAAGCCGACCGCGGTGTTCTCGGGCGTGGGTCGTACCGAAGCGAAACTGACCCGCACGCTGGCGCTGACGGCCGCTCTCACCCCTACGGGTGAGGCAATCGTCGACATCAACGTGTCGGTTCCTGTCGGTTTCGCATCCGCCGATGTGGACGCTCTTTTGAACGACATGGGCGCGCTGCTGAGCAGCGCGTCCTTCAAGACCCACGTCAAGTCGCAGCAAGTCAACTTCTGAAGTTGACATGCGGCGGCCCGACTGGGTCCTTGACCTAGTGTGGGTTGGACTCGCACTAGCGTTCGTTCTACGTGTCTTTAATCCGTTCAATCGAACGGAAGACACATTACCTGGAGTTCGTAATGATCCCCAAGTTCCATCGAGAGCTGAAACAGTTCGCGAAGGATGCTCAGCAAGGTAGCTGGGCGACTTACCGGTCCTTGATCGGTAGGTTATGCCAGGCACATAGTCAATTCCCTTGGAGTTGGCGTATCGGGGGTTACCTCCGGAACGCTGATATCAAGGGGCTTGTTGACTATGCTGATTCTTTGTCCGAACAGAAGTATTCGGACGCCGAGCAGCATTTCTCGGCGAATCAGTTCGCACTTCTTATCCGAAAGTATCCTTTTCCAGCTGACTTGGTAAGCTTTGAACCAACTCAGAGGGCAAAGGAGAAATGGCTGAAGGCAGAGGACATATGTTCTCTCACCAACAGTACATTTAAGGCTGGGGTTCCCTCACGGGAGTCCGAACTGCACAAGATGCGTGGGTTTATCGCCTACGTGCTTGGACAGGAGCCTAATATTCGGAGAATACTTTCGAAGTGTGATTTCGGGCCTGGAGCCTCGCTGGGTGTGCACGGAAATGCCACCAATCGGGCGCGAAAGATCGCGTCAGATTGGACCGTGTCCCCAAAGGCTATGAACTACGCGTACATGGCGGTGACCATGAACTGGCAGCTGTGTGAGGTATTAATGCCTCATAACGAAGCCGGTTTATGGTGCCTAGATCCTGAAGCAGTGAAAGCTGCTTTTCATGATCGCATACGGTACGTTCAACATAACAAAATAGCTTTTGTCCCGAAGACTGTGAAGGTCGATAGACCTATTGCAGTCGAGCCGTTGCTAAACGGTTTTGTGCAGAAGGGAATCGATCTCGAAATGCGGAGTTTACTCCGCAGAATAGGGATCGACCTCTCTGACCAGAGCCTGAATCAGAAGCTCGCCCGTGAGGGCTCGCTTGATGATTCGCAAGAAGGCTTCGTAACAATCGATCTTAGCAGTGCTAGTGATAGCATTGCGACAGAGGTTGTACGGAACCTTCTCCCCGATGACTGGTTTCGGCTTTTGGCCAATACCAGATCCGAGCATTATCTAGATGAGGAGGGAGAAATCCACCCTTATCACAAGTTCTGCTCGATGGGGAACGGCTTCTGTTTTCCGTTAGAGACTTTGATATTCGCCGCTGTATGCGCTGCGTGCGGTTGTGGCAAACCCGGAATAGACTTTATGGTCTATGGGGATGACATAGTCGTACGCAAACGTTTTAGCGAAGCCGTACTCTCCCTTTTGGGGGAGCTCGGCTTTTCTGCGAATTCGGGAAAGACCTATCTTGATGGGCCTTTTCGCGAGTCTTGCGGTTCAGACTGGTTCGGGGGTGAGGACGTACGTCCGTTCACACTTGACTTTCGACTCGATTCACTCGAGTCTCTGTTCAAGTTCCTGAACCTGACCGAGCGCAATGCAAGGACAACTTCCTTCTTCGCGCCTCTTAGAGACTTCATAATCTCTAAGATTCCCAAGAGGTTGCGTTTCTGTCGACCCTTTGACGGAAATGCTGACTCTGGGTATCGGGTTGGGTTAGACGAGTTCATGGCAAGCCCCTACGCTAAGTGGTCGAAAGACCTCCAGTGTTGGAGCTGGTTGGAACTCGTGGTCACTCCAGTCTCAGATGATTGGAAGCGGCTACGGGATGCGAAGTTTTCGCATGTGTACGCGGCGCTCTCGGGGGCAATCTCGACTGCACCGTTCACCGTTCGTCGGAAGACGAAGACAAACGTGAGACGTGTTGCTCACGGTTAAGCGCCCGGCGGGCACAGCTCGCTTGGTAGACTAGGCGCCCCGGGGGGTCTCAAGGACCCCCCCGGGGCCTAGTCTGGGGATGGACAACCATCTTAAACGGGG